CCAGCGTCGCAACCCACTCCATGAAGTCAAGGCTCGTCTTGCCCTGGCGCTGAACGCTATGCCAGGCAAGCCAAACAAAGTCGCGAGCAAAGATCGTATCGCCGCCGAGCTCAGTCGAAGGCCGCTGATATTTCTCTTCCCAAGCAATTACGTCCACGAGCTCGGCGGTCACCATCTCCGTGGCGCCGCCCTTCGGCTTGATCTTGAACTGAACTTCCATCTCATTCCCTCCAACTAGCACCCATGCGGGTGCGATGAGTTTAGGCTACAGCCTTCGTCACGGTACCCGACACGGGCCACGTGATCGAAGCGGTCGCGAGCTCGCCAACCGCACCATTGTCAGGCGTCCACTCGGTAACGAGCGGCGTCATCGTGTACGACGGGTTCGCGGTACCAACGGCGGTGCCGTTCGGCTTGATGACGAGCGAAGTGGTCGAACCGATTAGCGGATAGACCAGACCCTCGATTTGGCTATAGTCCTGATGAAAATCAAGCGTCACCGAGTTGTCCTGGAGACCGCCCGTCCTGGTGGTGGCACCTGAGCCGAAGGCGGTCGTCTCGACCTCATTCACCGAAATGTTCAGCGTCACCGAAGCAACGTACGAGCTAACATCCGTGCCGCCGAGGGTCACGTTTGCGTTGGTAAGCACAAGCTTTGCCATGTGATTCTAGACCCCCTTCGAGGTGTCGTCGTGTTCCTTAGTCATTCTAGCCGACGATTTGGACGGTTCTACAGAAACGATCCGACCAGAGCCAAGCAGACCACAAAGTAGCGCCAGGCTACCGATCTCCTCCTCCGACACGAGTTCGCCACCCTTCTTCCCGTACACCGTAAAACCCTCGACAACCTGATACTGCTTCGCCATCTTGTCTCCTTATGCGTACACGATTACGCGGAACTCGATCATAAGGTACGTCGTGTCATTACCGTCGATCGTCTGAATGCTACCCGCCGACTCTACGATACTCGTCCGCGCATACCCGCCCAGCGTCGGATCAGACTCGATCGCGTACCGAATGCCGCCCTGATCATACGAGAGGTACGTGTCGAGGCGATCCTCTGCGCTGCGCTCCGCAGCACGACCAACGATCACGCTGATGCGATACGTCTGCGTGACGAGTCCATTACTCATCGCGCCGTGATACTCAATCGTCTCCAGGCTCGGAAACGCAAACGGCGCGTTCAGATTGTCCGGCTGCCGATCATACGCTCGCAGGCCCGTGATCGTCCCGAGCGCAGTCGCGAGCGCCGTCTTGATCTCGCCAACGGTCGCGCTCACTTCACGTTCCGCATCTTCCGATACGGCTGAACGAGCTGCTCCACATCAGGATCAAGAAACCGCGAAACGCGCACCGCGCCAAAATCCCCAAACCCAGCGACGCCTAGTGGCGAGTCAAACCTCTTGAAGATTCTCGTAGCCTGGATGATTGTCGCCGTCTCGATCGCCTTCGGGATCGCCGGCCAACCCCACACAGCCGTGACGCGCACGAGTGCCTGCCCTTCGCCCTGGAGGACGCTCGTCGTCGGGAACACGTAATCCCCGACGGCGCGGACACGATCATACGCCCACGTGATTCCATCCAGCGTGCCGTTCAACGGCTCGAGCTGGTAATCCGTCGCAGCAAAAGTGACATCCCACACACCATCTCCGAGTGTGCTGGTCTCGATCGTGACGGCTGTACCCGCCATGTCATCCGTCTGCACGTACAGCGAATCATTCGTCGAGAAGACGCGCACCGCCGTACCAGCGTTATAGAAGCTCCGCATGGCGTAACCGTCGATCAGCCTGGACGCGGATTCTACGCTGCCCTCGAGGAGCGTATCGTCCGTCGAGTCGGTGATGCGAAGCGCAGCCTTGACCTGCGCGAGCGTGCAATAGCCATTCGTGATCGCCATGCTCGTATTCTACCCGCCCGTGGACAGGTTAGAACCATGAAACCGGTACGTCCACGTCTCCTCCGGCACACACACAAACCGAGCGCCAGCATCAAGCGCGCGCAGCCAGAAATCCCAATCCTCAAACCCGTACGCCGAATCAGAGCGCCATCCGAGCTCTTCGCAGAGACTCGTGCGGATTAGCGTTGTGGCAGGGATGTAGTTCTCACGGCGAAGCCGATCAGCATCAAACGGGCTATTCGGATTGAAACCGCGACCCGTGACGCGACAATACGAGTAGAGGATATCCGCCTCAGCCGAGTTCGCCACGAGCGTTTCTAGGTGATGCGAATCCATCAAATCATCATCGGCTAGTTGTGCAATCCAATCAGCCTCAGCAGCGATGCACGCTGGCAGCATCCGATTCAGCATCACCGCAGGGCCAACACGCTCATAATCAAGCATCACAACATGCGCCACCGGCGCGAGCGTCTGCGCCTTCACACTCTCCACGCACTCAGCACGAAACTCGGCGCGCTCCGGCAAGCTCGGCGTCATAACGACTACGCGCACTGATCCCACCGAATACCAGGAGACTCCACACCAATCAATAACCGGCGAACACCATCCTGCTCCACATGATCAACAAGAGCCTTCAGATGCTGCACAAACGCGCCACGCACAGCCCAAATAGGAACCCCATCCGTCTGCAACCTGCACGACATCGAATAATCCGACTGCGAACCATTCCCCCCACCAATCGCCACGAACGGATACTTCCGCCACAACTCGCGACTCATAAACGTCAGCGTATGCCCAGCAAACCACGTACGCACCTTCGCATCAGACTGTGCCTCAACATCCTCGCGCGTCGGCATCGTATAACAATCCAACGTAGCCATATCCTGCACAACCAAAGGCCCAACCGATAGATTCACAATCGATGATCGCTCATCCACATTGCAATACGCCGTGACAACTTCGCCGTCCACATAATGCTTCAGCACAAGACTGAGCGCATCAGCAGTCGGAAGCGAATCATCCGAAATAATCCCAATCGGATCGTAGTCGCACTCATCGATCAGAGCCGGCAGAAGCCCAGCTATCTGATGCTCGGTATAACGCTCAATCCAGAGCTTGCTAATCGGCAACGCCTCAAGCGCACTAATGCACTCGGGAATCCTTCGCGGATTCATAATGATCAAGAGTGGTCTAGCCATGCCCACAATCCTTGTGCCTCACGCTGCGAATCAGCTAGGCGCGCATACCGCTCCCACACCGAATCCGACAATAGATCCTCGGAATAATCGCTAGGCAGCGCAGCATCCTTACGCGTATTCGACCCGAGCAATCGTGCAGGCGCACCCGCAACCTTCGCATACGGCTGCACATCCTTCACAACGCTCGAGTTCAAGCCGACCATTGCGCGCTCCCCAATGATCGTCCACGGATGCGTCACGACACCCTGCCCGAACGTTGCAGAATCATCAATCAGCGTGAAGCCGCCAAGGATACTGAAACTCCCCATCGTCACTCCAGCTCCGAGCTGCGAATCGTGCGCGATATGCGCGCCAGCCATCAGCAAACAATCCTCACCAACAATCGTCGGCCTAATGATTCCCTGATGTACCTGGACGAACTCGCGAATACACGCACCATCACGAATCACAACGCCCTCAGCGCGATGCGGCGACCCGACACCACACGGATACGAGCCGCGATGCTGCGCCGGCGCGCCAACAACCGCATACGGGCCAATGTAGACACCATCACCGATCGTGAGCGGCCCCGTCAGGATCGCCGTCTCAAACACCTCACAATCAGCACCAACGATTACCTCGCCATGCGTCTCGTCAATGATCATCGCGCCGCCTCCACAATCTGATTCGCCAACTCCGTCACACGCCGAAATGTCACCCGATTATCGGGCGCGCCCTTATTCACCACAAGCGCCGTATCACTCAACCGACGATACACCGCACTCTTCGGCGCATCATCCTCATCAAAGACGTGCTCGAGCTCTTTATCACTCGACACGATCACATCATCGATCTGATCCCACAACGCAAAACCTCGAGCACCACCAAGCGACACGGCACGCTTAGGCGCGAACTGATCCGTCCGCGCCTCAACCAGCGCCGTCTTCCGGCCACTCACCAGCTTTGCTGCAACGACGCACTCCGTTACCTCAGCACTATCAACCAGCCAATCCGTGCCAGG